GCGTAATTAAAACTGAATATCCTGGCGGTGTCTCATAGTACCACTGCATCTTAAATCCGTAATGTATTGGGTGGTGTCCCTCAGGTACTGGTAGTTCTACGGTGGGCCTGTGATCCAAGATCATTTGGTCGGATGTCCACCACAAGATTGGCTTGCCAGTTTCTTTATCTATATCTACGTGAAGGTCATCCTCTAGAACATAGTGATAGCCTGCAGTCATTGCATCTAAAAATGGTGGACACTGCTTCGTAGCAACCGCTGCCCCATCTGAACCTATATTATTTACAACACCCAAAGTCTTTTCACTGTTTGACTTAAGGTGTTTAGCTAATGACTTATACCACTCTGGCACATTCCAAGATGCTGGCTCTGGAGGTACTGCTAGGCCCATTGACAATGGAGTGCTAGGGGTAAAGCTAATCTTTAGCAGATCATCATCTGAAGTAGACACTACTTGTATTCCTTTTTACTTCTAAACTTATTCTTATAGCCATTTATGAAGGTACTTCTCAAATTAAACCTTTGCTTGTCAAACAAGGACCTTGCATCTTCTGGCTCTACAAACTCTGACTGCCACTCTTCTCTTTTAAATGGAATTATCTGTGCAATTGGAGTTCCCTGCTTTATAGTGCCCTTAAAGTTTTTCCTAACCAAGAAGGATAAGTGCCCATCAGTAACAAACTTATCAGTGTCTACGATTGCACCAAAAGCCCATAGTGGGGAATCATCTGTGTGATATGGGTTTGTATACAGCGTGCTATAGCCATCTTCTGTACCAACTGCCCATCCTGGCAAGATCCTAAAAATTTGTTTGTGATACTTCTCTGGATCTACTGGATAGTTTTCATACTGTTCTGGTGAGTGGAATGCAAATAGGTCAGCCTTCATGCTCTGGAGTTGCATAGGGATAGACCACTCAAGCTTCTCTGGATTTGTGGCATCTAAGTATATATCGCATGGTGCCATAAGCATATACCCAGCAGTCATGCCATCAAATATTGGCATGCACCTCTTTACCGTAGATGCGGCAACTCCGATGGCTGGAATCATGTCTTCGTCACCCTTATTCCCTGGCTGAGCACGATACCATTCTGGTACGAACCTGATAGACTGTTTTGGTCTTGGAGCAAACTCGGCTGTCTCTTTACTAAAAGGATAAAAGCTAATTTTCGGCATAGTATTTCTCGATTCTTTCTAATATTATATCACTAACTACAAACTCTAGATCAAAAATGGGGTCTCCTCTTCTAGGAATTCCCAGCTCAGCATCTACCATATGAGAGCCAACGTTTTTTATCTTAAATAAAACAAAGGAGGTGTTAACGTACCTCTCTGTTCCAAGCGGTGGAATGGGGAAAAAAGAATCACCCTCCATGACTACAAATGGTGACTCTTCACTTGGCTGCATAATCTTAAAGCGTGGAGACTCTTCTACAAACCATGGAATAAAAAACTTAAAGGTTTCATCAAAGCAATCATGCCTGTCTGGCATCCTTGCATTGGTAAGATAGTACTGCCGAATCCAGGTTCTATCTACGTGGTATAGGTCCTTATTATCTTTTTTAAGAAGGAACATATCGGCGTATAGGTGGTATCGAAGCCTGACAGAATTACCAGTAATGCTAACAAGAGTTGGTGGCGTTGCTATGTTTTGAACATAGTTGTTTATTGGCTTAATCGGAGAGTCTCTGAACTGTCCAGTTCGAACAGAGTCATAAGACAGCCATCTATCTACGACCATTGACTTCACAGAAATATCTAGAAAATCTGGATCCTTAGTATTATACCAAATATCACGATTGTCCAGATGGCTCTCTGAGTCATGCAGGATTTCTTGTATATTATTTTCCATAAGAGCCCCAAGTCAGGATTGAACTGACGACCTACGCATTACAAGTGCGTTGCTCTACCACTGAGCTATCGGGGCCTGGTATTTCTACCAGCGATCTGTATGGGACTTGAACCCACGACCCCCACCGTGACAGGGTGGTGCTCTAACCAACTGAGCTAACAGACCCAAGCTCTCCCTCGTGGACTCGAACCACGAACCTTAGAGTTAACAGCTCTCTGCTCTGCCATTGAGCTAAGGGAGATCAACTACTGTGAATAGTTGTCTTGTATATATACTAGCATATTTTCGTAGAAAAGGTCAACGCTTTGATCAAAGTATTTTGAGAATGCGGTCTCCCAATATGTTCCACGGCCCACGGCAGAGACAAAATCCATAACTGTGTCAATACCGAAAGTTCCTATTAAATTTTCTGCAGCCACGCCGCCAAACACATATGCATTATAGTCTGCAATTAACTGCTGTGCGGTCTCATTGGTATAGCCCTCCAGTTTGCCGAAGATTAGTCTAACATCGTCAATAGTCATTTCTTTTGCAAAGCTCTGCAAGGTTGAATGTCCGAACCTCTGGCTCATCCTAAAGTCATGCCAGTTTCTAACTTTGCTGTTTAGTGACTTGTGGTTACTAATTCCATAGACATCTCCAATATAAGAAGCTAAGCCTTCTGCTAGCCAAATTGGAAAGTTCGTGTGGTCTATTCCTAGCCTATAAGTTATTCCGTGAAAGTATTCGTGAGGAATGACAGAGCCCAAGAAGTCTTGCCTTGTACCAGAGTCCGCTATACAAGCATAAACTCTATTCTGAATAATATATACGAATCCGCAATATCGTCCACTACTTGAAATCTTTACATCCTCTACAAAAGATCCTCTAGCAATTCTATCTCCGTTGTAAATTCGCATTTGATCGCCCCATGCAGCTGAGTCTTTCCTAAACAAGTATACGGTGAAGTCATCGATAACACCATATTCTTCATCCCATGTGCTGGATGCTCTGGAAAGATAAGAAACAACGTCAGAGACAATCTCTGGCTCAATGTCTTCGTGTGCTAAGACATTCTCTGGCAGAAATTTATGAGAGTTATCAAAAAGAGCTGCTACCTCGCTGTATGCCCTAGATCCAATTGGGAAGGTTTCCCCTTGCTCCACCCTAGGCGATGCCGTCTCTGCGTCATCTTCGGAGCTGGCCGTCGCTAGTGATTGAGCTGCAGAACTAGTGGTTTCTGTAGTATCATCAGAACTGACTTTTTTGTTACCCTCTACACGTGCAAGAAGTTCCGCTGCAAGCTCCTCTTCTGCAAGAATTCTCTCCAGAGCTTCCTGGTATTCTGCATCAGTGAGGGTGGGCGTGACAGCCGAGGACTCTGACGCAGCTTCCTCGTAGGCACTATCTACCTCTGGTTCTGTTGTAGCACAGCCAGAAAGTAGTAGAGATGAGCTAATTAGTACTGCAAGAATTTGACTACGTGACAGCAAGGATCTCCCCCATCTTCCCATTCGGCTTCTTCTTCTTCTGTCATATACGGGTCCCCGTCATGAGTATTACAGAATGGCTCACTTATCCATCCCATGCTAATGCCGTGGCTAAGCCACTCGCCCAAAGCGTCTTCTTTAGAAATTGTCATACCTATATTTTATATCAATTACGACATAAAGTCAAGCGATTAATATGCTTTTGGCATTGGGACGTGGTGCTGTTCCCAGAACTTTTCATGTGGCATTAGGTCTGCTGCTAGGAAAAGGTCCTGAGTCATAATCTTTAGAGGAATGACGTCATAGGCAATTGTAATTCTTTCTCCTGGCCATGTCCATGGAGCCTGAGCATGCTGGTAGCCAACCATAGAAAGCACTGCCCGATTGTTCTTGTTTTCGTTTACTTTTAGAACACCATCAATATTATAGTGAGTCTCGGATGGCTCTGCATTTACAGAATAGTATCCGTGAAATGCTGGAACCTTATAGTTTGGATCTAGGTGATCATGCCAGTTTAGCTTTGATCCCTTCTCTATACTATTAATGTTGAACCAGGCTGCAGTCATCCATTGCTCAGAGTTGTAATCAATCTCATAGTATTCACAGGCTTCCTTGGTCATGTCCACTACTGCGGAAAACAATTCGTGCATGAATGGGTAGTACATCTGCCAGGCATTATACTCTCTTGACTTAATCGTAGATGCTGACTTAGAGTAAGTGAAGATATCCAATCCCTCATCAAATGGTTGGATACCTATCATCTCACGATTTGCAATCCTGTCGTACTCTAGCTTAAGGGTCTCTGCGGTTTGCTCTAGGTCATTGTCCAAAAACCTTTCAAAAAACTTTTGTGGCTTTATGTTTTTATCAAAGTTCCACTCCTGTGGCAGGGCAGACCCTTTATAGTGCTGCTCTTTGCGATCCATTCAAACTCTCTTTCGTATATATAAATCTTGATTATATTATACACCATAAAGAGATGCGTGTCTACAGGGTTACTCCTGGTTCTTGTCTACTTTTGAAAATGAAGCGTTGATTTCATCCATGGTTAGCTTACCATCATCCAGGAATGCTCGTGCTAGTCTTTCAACTACAGTTGCAACTCCTAGAATACCTGCCATGAATACAGCAGATAGCATGTCAATTCCTACCACTGCTCCAGCTCCCAGGACCCCAAGTCCTGATGCTGCAAATACTGCAACGATACGCCAAATTACATTCTTAAGAGTAGCCCATCCTCCAGCTACTCCCATTTCACTCTCTTCCATAATTACTCCTTAGGGTTTCTTATTCTGAACGTAATGATCCAAACTGCCAATGTTACTAGGATCAATGTTCCAGTTACATCACGAGCTGTGCCTTCAAGTACTAGCCATGCTACTACCATACCCAGCAGTGTCCAGGCTTGGTCAATCAAGTCCCTGAACAATTCTTTTAAGAATTTCATTTTATTCTCCTTGTCGATGCGGCAGCTGCTGCACTTACTCCTGCAGAAGCTGCTGTTGCTGTTGCTAGCTGTGCTACTTGTCCAACGATAACTGCAGCAACGACAGTCTCCTCAGATCTTTCTCTTTGCTCTGGTGACATATCTGCACCAACGTTACCTAAATCATTTAACACGTTTAGGACTTCTCCAGCTACTGCACCAAGCACTGGTATAGCTGCTAATTCTTCTGATAGTTCTGGATCATCTGCCTCTGCTAGCACTGCTAGGATTTCAAGGGCTGCGACATACTCTTCCGAATCTTTTTCTACTGAGGCAAACACTTCGTTGACCACCTGAGTTATCTGAGCTACCTGTGTTGTAGTTAGATTACGAGGCTCTTCAATCTTTGAGATTTCTCTAACAACTTCTTTTACCTCGGCAGCTTCCAAAGGAACCTCTAGCTCTACAGCTTCTTTGCCTTCCAGTGCAGCTTCTGCCTCTAGCACTCGCTGTGCCTCCAGCCTTGCAGCTTCTTCAGCCTTGGCTAATGCATCTGCTTTTGCTTTTGCATCAGCGGTGGCTTTAGCCTTGGCATCTGCCTCTGCTTTTGCTAGTGCAAGCCTGTCTGCTTCTACCTTAGCTTCTGCGTCTGCCTTGGCTTTTGCTTGTGCAACTGCTAGAGCTGCAGCTGCATCTGCTTTGGCCTTAGCTTCCTCCTCAAGTCTGGCTGCTTCTGCTGCTTCTGCTGCTTCTGCTGCTGCTTCTGCTGCTGCTTCTGCTGCTGCTTCTGCTGCTTCTGCTGCTGCTTTTTCTGCTTCTGCTGCTGCTTTTTCTGCAGCAATTCTATCTGCCTCTGCCTTGGCATCAGCGATTGCCTTTTGCTTGGCGGCTTCTTCTGCAGCCTTAGCCGCTGCTTCTGCTGCTGCTACCCTGTCTGCTTCAGCCTTTATGGCTGCTTGCCTAGCTGCCTCTGCGGCTGCAGCTGCTTGTCTATCTGCTTCCGCCTGTGCTGCTGCCTGGGCATCGGCCTCTGCTTGTTTTGCTGCCAGCCTATCTGCTTCTGCTTGTTCTGCGGCTGCTTGATCTGCTGCTGCTTTTTCTGCAGCTATCCTTTCCGCTTCGGCTTGGGCAAGCTCTTCTTCGGAAGGTCCAGCAACTGAAACCATTATGTTTGCTACTGGCTCTGACCATACATAAATCCTATTGTCATTATCATCTGCACGAATCTTAAATAGGTACTCAGTGTCAAATCCACCAGTATTCTCAAAGTTTGAGGCTGAGATAGTGCCATAGGTATTTGTGGTTGTGATCGCCCATCCAGAATCTGCAGTGTTCCAGGCTATTACGTAGTAGTTGAGGTATGCAGTTTCATTAACCACTGATGCGTCCCAAGTTAAACTTACGGATCCATCCTGATTAACAGTTACAGAAAGATTGGTTGGTGCAGATATTGATGGCTCTGGTGGTGGTGGGACACTAGAGGTATTGTTTATAGCGTAATACTCTGCACCCTCACGTGCCGCAAGGGTGTCTGTATACGAAGTGCCGCCTTCGTTAGAGCGAATAAAAGTTCCGACTTCGTCCCATGAGTTGCTAGAAATATTGGCACCTACCTGAGTGTAGACAGTTCCAACTCTTACATTGAGGCTGATGGCAGTTGTATTTGTCTTAAAGGTATTGCCAGTAATGGTGTTGTTGATATGAGGAGCTGTGTAGTAGCTGTCCCAAGCTGGCCAATAGTTAGAAGCGTTAATGGCAGTTGTATTGTTCTCAAAGGTTGATCCAGTCACCCTGTGCTTGTTTAGTCCACGCATCAGAAACGCTGTAGAGTTGTTTGTAAATACAGAATCAGCCACAAGAATTGTTCGCTCGCCATAGATAGCTGTGTTGTTGCTATCAAATATTGAATTGGAAGCATGAATCCTGTTGTCATAGGCATTGTCATCTTCTGATGGGGTGCTTGGAGTGCCTCCATGATTAGAGAATAGTGCGGTGGTGTTTCCTGTGAACGTTCCATAGTTTATGTATATGTATGATCCACCCTCTTTGGTAGCAATGGCTGTCGTACTTGATGTAACGGTGACGTTATTAACATATACCGTCCCCCTTATCAGCCAAATAGCAGAACCAGCTTGCCCGCTAGAGTTATACATGTTGCTAAAGGTTAGACCGCCTATGGTCATGTTCTTGCCCTGAAGAACCAATCCCGAATAGAGATCTCCCCCGTCAATGGCTAGGTTTGCCTCTCCTGGTCCCTCTATAGTAACATTACGGGTGATACCTGGTAGGCTAGATGCTAGGTTTATTGTACCGCTAACGCCAAAAGTAATCTTATCGAACGTAAGGCCAGCATTTGACTCTGCAATGGCCCATCTAAGAGTACCCTCTGTTCCATCGTCCTCTAGGGATGTTACGACAATACTGTCTACAGCGTGGGCAGGTTCGAGCACGCCAAATATAGGCAAGAATGCCAATGAAAGTGCTGCGAACGCACGTAATGACGTTTTAATGTCTTCCTCCTAGTATGGGGTAGCTGGGAATGTACTCTTATACTATTATACTGTGCTTTATAAATGAAAAAGGGGCACAGCCTAAGCCATGCCCCTCCATTCCAACTTATTTAATTAAAAGTCCCAGTCTTCATCTTCTGTCGCCTCATGCTTACCGATTACGTAAGAAGAGCCAGATCCAGAAAAGAAATCGTGATTCTCATCTGCGTTAGGAGATAGTGCAGCTAAGATAGCGGCACTAACATTTGTAGCATCTTTAGGAAACAATGCGTCAAATCCTAGGTTCATCAATGCCTTGTTGGCATTGTAGTGAAGGAACTTCTTTACATCCTCCGTTAGACCAATTGTATCATAAAGGTCAGCTGTATATTTGATTTCATTTTCATATAGCTCCATTAGAAGGCTATAAGCATAGTCTTTTAGCTCTTCCTGTCGCTCCTTAGATGACTCATTATATGCCAGCTGGAACTTATATCCAATGTAGTAACCATGTACCGCTTCATCTCTAATGATAAGTCTAATTAGATCAGCAGTGTTGGTTAGCTTTGCCCTGGAGGACCAGTACATCGGCAGATAGAACCCTGAGTAGAATAGGAATGACTCTAGTAGTGTAGAGGCAATCTTACGCTTTAGTGGGTCATCTCCACGGTAATACCCCAGAATGATGTCTGCCTTCTTCTGTAGGTATGGGTTGTCTTCAGACCAACGGAATGCATCATCAATATCTGCTGTAGAGCATAGCGTAGAAAATACGCTTGAGTAGCTCTTAGCATGTACTGACTCCATGAATGCAATGTTGGTGATAACAGCCTCTTCGTGCTGTGTCCTAGCGTCTGGTAGGATGCTCATGGACCCAACTGTACCCTGAATTGTATCTAGCATGGTTAGACCAGTAAATACACGCATAGTTAGCTCTTGCTCATCTGGCCTCAGAGTGCTCCATGACTGAATGTCATTAGAAATGGGGACCTTCTCAGGCAACCAGAAGTTCTGGGTCAGACGGTTCCAAACATCAAGGTCAACCTGATCCTCGATCTTGTTCCAGTTAACTGGCCTTGTTATAGCTGACATGATACGCATCCCTCCATTTCTGTTCCTTCTAGTGCATTCTGTCTAATACGAATGTAGTAAATTGTTTTGATACCCCTCTTCCATGCATAAATCTGTGCCTTGTTTACGTCACGAGTTGAGGCTGTGTCCTTGAAGAATAGTGTCAGAGACATGCCCTGGTCAATGTGTTGCTGAGCAGCTGCATAAATATCTACAATCTTTTCTGGGCCAATCTCATATGCATCCATGAAGTACTCACGGTTGTCATTGGTTAGTCCTGGAGCTGGATAGTAAACACGACCCATTTTTCCTTCCTTACGAATCTCAACCTGTGCAGCAATCGGGTGAATAGAGCTAGTAGAGTTATTTACATAGCTAATAGATCCAGTTGGAGGAACAGCCTGCAGGTTCTGGTTGTAGATACCGTGCTCCATTACGGAGGCCTTAAGCTCTTCCCAGTCCTTCTTCTTTGGAAGCTTAATCTTAGCATCCTTAAATAGCTGAGAAACCTTTTCTGTAGCTGGCTCCCACTTCTGAGATGTATACTTATCAAAGAACTCTCCAGATGCATACTTTGAATTCTCAAAGTTGTCGAATGGGGACTTGTTAATTATTGCTAGCTTATTGGATGCCCTTAGTGCATGGTACAAGACAGCATAAAAGTACATATTAGTGAAGTCAATTGATTCTTCATCTCCATAGTGCATCTCCTTTTGTCCAAAGTAGCCGTGAAGGTTCATCTGACCAAGGCCAATTGCACGTGACTTCCTGTTACCCTCAGCTACTGACATAACTGAGTCAATGTAGGATAGGTCTGAAACTGCAGTTAGGGACATGATAGCAACTTCAATAGTCTTACCAAAGTCGGGTGACTCCATTGCCTTGGCAATGTTTAATGATCCTAGGTTACATGAGATATCCTTACCAATTTCTTTGTAGCTCATATCATTGTTGTAGGTAGTTGGTGTATTTACCTGTAGGATCTCAGAGCAAAGGTTGGACATGTTAATACGTCCCTCAATTGGGTTGGCGTTGTTAACAGTGTCTTCGTATACAATGTATGGATACCCTGACTCGAACTGAAGCTCTGCAATCCTCTGGAAAAGGTCACGAGCCTTGATCTTGCTCTTGCGAATGCGAGGGTCGTCAACCATTTCCTGGTACTTCTCAGTTACAGAGATGTCCGACATTGGAAGGCCGTATACACGCTCTACATCATATGGAGAGAACAGGTACATGTCCTCGTTGCTCTTAGCAAGCTCTAGAGTGATATCTGGAATAACTACACCAATAGACAAGGTTTTAATTCGAACCTTTTCATCGGCATTCTCTCTCTTGGTATCTAGGAAACGCATGATATCTGGGTGGTGTGCATTTAGATATACAGCACCTGCACCCTGACGGGCACCAAGCTGGTTTGCGTAGGAGAAAGCATCCTCTAGCATCTTCATTACTGGAATGATTCCTGAGGACTGGTTCTCAATCTGCTTAATAGGTGCACCTAGCTCACGTACATTTGTTAGGTTAAGACCTACTCCACCACCCCTCTTAGAGAGCTGTAGTGACGATGTGACGGCACGAGCAATTGATTCCATGTTATCCTCTACCCTCAAAAGGAAACAGCTTACGTACTCTCCTCGCTGGGCCTTCCCTGCATTTAAGAATGTCGGTGTAGCTGGCTGGAAGCGATTAGTAATAATCTCATCGATGATGTCCTGTGCTAGCTGTTTATTACCACGAGCTAGCATTAGACCATTCATTACGACACGGTCCTCAAATCTTTCTAGGTAGCGATCACCTGCAAAATTCTTTAGTGCGTACTGAGTATAAAACTTGTATGCACCAACAAATGTTGGGAATCTAAACTTGTATGCATATGCATGCTTAAATAATTCTTTAACATCCTCTGGAGAGTACTGGTCAAGGATTTCCTTATCGTAGTACTGATTCTCAGCCAGGTAGTCTATCTTCTCTTCAAGCGAGTGAAAAAAGACAGTGTTTTGATTAACGTGGTCTAGGAAGTATGCCTTGGCAGCTGCCTTGTCCTTATCAAACTGGATCTTACCGTTTTCGTCATACATGTTTAGCATGGCATTCAGCTCATGATAGCTTAGTTTATTCTGTTCCATATAGTAGCTCCAGTCTCCTTGTAATTTCTTCTACGTCTTCTGGTGTCCCCATAATTTCTACACGTCCTATAAGTGGTACACCAGTCTTATTGCAGATCATATCTGCTGCCTTACAGTAGTGCTCGCCAAAGTTTGTGTTGCCTGTGCCTATGACACCACGCAATAAATCCCTGTTGGCAGGATTATTTAAAAATACCTTTACTGACTTTGGGATAGCAGGTGATTCATTACCACCACCATAAGTCGGTAAAACGAGTACATACTCAGCATCCACAGTGAAGCCCCGAGCGTCGCTAGGACGAGTGGGAATACGAATTCCTGCATCTGTGAGCCTTTCTACAAATCGCTTAGTGTTCTCGGAGTAATTGGAAAAGTAGACTATAGAAATTGGCAATACCATTAGTACACCGCTTTCTATATGACCTCAAATTGGGACAGATAGTCCTCAATCTTTTCTTTACTGGGTTTATATTGTATCACGTTTTTAGAATTATCTTCAAGTGGATCTTTTGGCCTATCCCTGAAAGTATGAATCTCTACTTCCTGGTTAACGTTTTTGGGAGTATGAGAGATTGCTCCAAAGACTGCACCACACACCGCATCTGCAAGGTCCTTAGATAGCTTTCTAGGGTGGTCTACACGGTTCTGCTTTACAATCTTAAGCTCTGTTAGCTCCTCAAACAGTAGCTCAATTGCTGGCATGGCTAGACGCTCTTCGTAAACAAGCATAGCCATATCTTCGTAGTGCTTCTTGGCGACCGATACCGTTTCAGTTCTCATTCCTACAGCCTTTAGCTCATTCTGAATATCAAATGACTGCCAGCGGTCGAAGGATACCATTCCGACGTTAAATCCTTGGCGACGTAAATTCTGAATCCACTGCTTAACTTCTGAAAGGTTAACTGGCCCCTCAACCCTTGGCTCCCAGTATACTACAGCATCTACGACTACCATTGGCACTACCTGCTCATAGTCTTTCATTACCTGAACAGATACCCACTTCTCTACGTGGGCAATTGCTACGGCACACTTGTCATGCTTCTGAGCAAGGTCTGCGTGGACATAGTAAACTTTGTCTGGATCTGGTTTGAACGTTTCGTCGAACCTCTTAGAGCTATCAATAGGATTTCTTACTGTCATACATGCTCTTACCTTGTCACGCTGCTTAAAGAATGCATCAGATGCGAAGGTTGGCACACAGGCAAAGCGTTGCATAGCATCGCCCATATCTGTATAGAATGCCAGCTTAAAGTCATCAACCTTTCTTGTAGGGTTGACAATCCAGGTTGGCCTCTTTAGTGCAAACACTCCTGGATACTTATAGTTTACGATAGTATCTTCATCCCAGCTAATTTCCAGACTGTTACCATCTGCATCCTCTGGTAGGTCTGGATTCATAATAAACTTATGAGTCTTGGTTATCACTTCTTTATCTGCAATAACATCGTCATACCGCTGAGAAATAAAGTCGCCAGGGAAACGTGGGAATGATAGCAATGCAACCTTGCCGAGATCTGGGAAACGAGAATCTACAGAGGCACGGAAAGCTTTATAGATGTTATCTGCTGTTTTACCCTGGTCATTACCAGTGCCAACCTCCTGAGCAAATCCAGAAATCTCGTCTAGAACTGCTAGTATAAGGTTTAGACCCTCGTGAGATTCTCGCTCTGAGTGACCAGAGTATACTGTGATAGAGTGATCAAACTCAATGCTGTCTGCCTTGGCATAATACTTGCCTGCAAACCATGGAGACCTTTCAATCTTGGACTTGAAACCCTTAAAGAAAACGTTCTTTGCCTGCTGTGCGTTGATAGCAACGTTGATGATATCAATGGCGTCACCAGAAGGCTTTCCAAAGTATCTCGCTGGGTCTTTAAGGCATAGCAGCTTGTATACGATGTAGCTACATGCTACAGTAGATGTAAAGTCTTTACCACTACCCTTGCCAAGCTGCAAAATTACTTCATTCTTAGTATACTTCTTGTAGTACTTGGCACCTTCCTCGGCACCCATAATGTCTTCTAGATCTTCTTGCTTGTAGATCTGGCTCATTGCCTCAACGATATCGTACTGTACCTGAGATAGTGGTGGCTGTCCAAGGTAGTCTTCACCCTCTACAAAGGTCTTTGCATCTACAGGAATCTCTGCAAAAGCATCAGACTTAAGTGCATCTAGAAAATCATCAAACATTACTCGCCGCTCACTACTGTGATTGTTTCTCCAGGCTTGGTTGCATCAGACAGTCTTCTCATAATCTTATCCCGAATCTCGGGGTGCTCTGCAGCAATCTCTTTAAGGATTAGGATGAGGGTCTGCTGACGCTCTTCAATCTGCATCATCTCTTCCGCCAACTCCTTGTTCTCAAGAAGGCCAGCTTTTTGGAGCATATCAATCCTGGTACGCTCGAGGTCCATGACCAACTTGATTGCAGAGTTCTTAGACCTTAGGTCTGCAGTTGTTGTGGCTTCGTCCATTACCTCATAGGCTTTTTGGATTAGCTTGCTATAGTGTGTGTCTGCACCCACCAAAGCCTCTTTGGCTCTGGCTCTAATTGCAGCATTGTCGGAAGCCATTGCACGCCACTCATTGATATAGCCAACAACCTTCTGCCTAGGAATTGCAAGCTCTTTAGAGATCTGTGTTTCTGGTGTTCCTGCTAGGTACTTTTCAACAACTCTATTTACTTGATCTAGGTGCTCTACTGTTAGGTCCTCAATTGACACGCTTGGCCCTCTTTCCCCTCTGAGGCACACGCTTGATACGGTCCTCCTTAAATGCACGGAACTGCTGTGCCTTTCCTCTAAAAATCTCAAAGCAGTCTACCCACTGCGATCCAGTAAGCTCATTGGTGGTAACTCCTACAAACTTAAACTTGGTGCCATACTCACCCTTTACTTTGATGGTGTCTCCTGCGTTAATTGGAAAACCATCTAGCTCCATGTAGGGTTCTGTAACAAAGTGACTTGGGGCTACTACTGCTTTATTACGACGTGCCATTACCTTCTCGACTTTCTTAGCCCAAACTTTGCTAGGTAAACGTAAACAGTCTCTACGCTTACACCGCATTCCTGGGCAATTTGCTCTGGTGTCTTCTTGTCCATGTGGAAACGTTTCTTTAACCACAACTCATTTGTATACAGTTTAGCAGATTTAGCCATCTTTGTCAACCACCTTTGCCCAGTTTCCAATTGCGTAATGTCCAACACCAACCGCATCTGCAACATCATTGTCTAGTATATCTCTATCGTAGTTTATCTTAATAATGT